ACTAATCTTTTCTAATAAATATCTTTACTTGGATTTCCTTTGTTGTTCTTTAATTTTTTCCATATCAGAAACAAACTTATCTATGAAATACCGTCTCTCAAAGACCGGTATGTTCATTAAGTCAGAGTAACTAAATCCAAGTTCCTTGACGCAATAGTAGATTTCGTCAAGCATAGATTTCCTATAATCAGAAGAAAGGACGAAAAAACTCAGCCCCAAAGGTGATACGAGAAGTCACCTTTTCTCCAGACGGGGCCGTAAATGTGCGGTCCAAATCCAAACGTGGTTCCGCATCTCTCATTGAATTTCTTATGAATTTTGAATCCGCAATCGGCATTGTCATAATCTCTTGAGCAATACGACCCTTATCGGTCTCACCATTTAATGAAACAATTTGCATCTCCAATCTTTTTGTCACCACAGGAGCAACAACACCATCAGGGTATGCATCTTGAATTTTTTGGATTTCTTTAATATCAGACATTGTCAACAACTTACATTTCACATTTGCCTTAGAAACTGGAAGTTGAAATTCAAACAATCCGTCATTACCAGGTTCCATCGACCCCTGTTTCACATTGAGTTCGTCCAATAGAATGGTTTGTTGGAAGTCTTTAAGAGTCTTCGGGTCCCTAAGTGTAAAAGTATATTCGGGACCAAAGGAAGAGTTCCTTAAGAAGATTAGAATGGCCTCAACATCACAATCCAATAGTTGATTAGGGTCAACATCTGGTTCGTAGATTTTGTTTCTAAGCAACGTGTGAACAATATTGTCAGGGTTCTTTTGTCCCAACAAAATGTTTTCGTCTGAGGCTGTTAAGTATCCCACTTTTAGGGATGCCTTTTTATTTCTATAAAATCTACCTTGTGAAGGTAGTGTCACCACGTCGTGTGGTAAGTTAAAGTCTTCTTGACCGTATTGTGCTGCGTTGTCCATAATATATTATATAAAAAAACCATAGAGAGTCTCCCCTCTATGGTTAAATATAAATGAACTGATTTTATCGTAAAGAGTATATTAGTATACCAAAATACATCTATCAGGACGAAGAGTTGCAGTAATTGTAGCAATACCATCGTCACTATATCCTAACGAGTCAAAGTTTACATCAGTTAAGAATGTTCCTTGTAACAACCACTTTTCAATTGCCACCCCTGTTGGGTCTAACATTTCAAGTGTAATTTGTTTTTTGTAACCCGCCGCGTATCCCATACGACCAGTTACAGATTCAGCGTGTAAACGAACCCACTCCATAAGTGCTTGTGAAGCTGAAGGACCGATTGGGTCACGGAATGTTACGTTAATTGTATTCCACGTAAAACGACCAGCAACATAAGTTGAAGTGTTCAAGAATGGAATTTCCACAGGATTAATACTAACTTGTGGTCTTGATGTGGACTCAACATACCACGAATTGATACCCAAAGAAGAATCGAAAGAGAGAATAAACCTATTCTTTCTTTTTGGTTCGTAAGGTATCGGCATTTTCATTAATAAATCAGCCATTGTATTTTGGTTTTAATAGTCTTTATTTTATTATAAATATAAGTCAGAGTAATTTTTTCTATTTACTTTCCACCGGAAAACTGAATATTACATATAACCAGTCCAGTTTTTTTAAACTTCTATTTTTTCTCCTCCTTTAGTTAAATAAGTTTTAACTGGTTTATCTTCATATTCCTTATCTAAGAAATCTTTAATCTTATCAATATTTCTAGGGTCATCATCAGAAAAACCAATCATAGGAACGAAATTGTTCTTTACGTCGTTTTTGAAGAATGCTCTTTTTCCAATCCTACCCGCCAACTCTTTTACATATAAAATGAACTCACGTAGTGCCTTGATTTTTCCTTCTTCAGGGTTGGCAGCACTTCCTTCACCATAAGTTACTGGATGGAATTTTAATAAGTCCAAATATACCTCAATTAATTCTTCATCACTCATATCTTCTTCATCGACAAATTGACGGTATTTTCTAAGGTTTTTAACCAGTTCATTCTTACTAATTCCTTTATGGTCCGTAACAATCATGTTGTAAACCGCGTCCCTCAAAACAGAAGGGGTATGTCCTCTTGCCGTAATAATTGAAAAAATTGAACCTCCGTTGATTGCCTCAACAAAATCGTCCCATGAAGGACCAGTCTCAGCCAACATAGCATCAACAATAAATTGTGAATCACCTTTAACGGTAAAGTTTCTATAAGGGTCCTCAGCATATCCGACAATCATCTCACCGTTGTATTCGAAAGGTTCTTGACCAATCATCCCACGGTAATCTGCAAAGTCCTCAGTAGACATCCCAACCTCTTTACCGTCCTCCGTCTGAACAACGATTTTAGTTGGCATCTCCAAGATATTGTCGTCCCAATCAAAAGCATAATACTTTAAATCTGGGTGACCCTCTTCGTCAAAACCTTCCTTGAGTTCTTTTTCCTCAATATACTCTTTTAAGATTTTACGAATCATTTGTTATCCGAATTAAGTTTTTCAATTAATCTTTCTAATTGTGATTCAGTCATCACAATATTCTGAGCTTTCTCAGAAAATGTCTCTTTACCCTTTTCTAAATTAAGGGCTTCTGACAAATATGATTTTTTAAATTCCATGATTTTACTTTTTATTAAACGTTTAAAAAAGGCTAATGGGGGTCACCATCGGTAACCCCCAACTAATATAAATATACTAATTATACATCTTCGAACGATGCTCCTGTCGGAGTAATCAAGAATTCGATGTCAATAAATTCTAACGCTCTTGTTGGTTTCAAGTAAATTTTACCAACCAATTGGTTTGAATCTAAATCTTCAGGTGAGTCAGAAACCGTTACACGGAAGTCGTATAAACCTCTGTCTCTTCTGATGGAATCCAAGATTGGGTTCACCGCATCTAAGAAATCTTGTCTTACCTGAGCGTCATTCTGTTCGAATAACAATCTCACAGCTACCGCTGAAATCAACTTACGAGCTTGTAACAACAATCTTCTTACGTTAATTCTGTCAAGTGCGGATTCTCTAACCTGTAGAGTTTTGTTACCCCAAATTACAGTACCCACATCTGAGAATGTAGCGATTGGGTTCAATCTACCTTGATATAGAGTGTCTCTATCGTCTTGAGTCAACTTCTTACGTGCTTTAACTGAATTCACCAAACCTCTCGTGTAACCCGCAGTTGCGAACCAAGGGAACGCGATGTTATCCGTTAACGCCAAGTTTCTCACAACTTCTGACGTTGGTGGAATGTAGATTTGAGTGTTGTTTGAACCATCTCTAACCAAAATCCATGGATAGTAAGTCGCGGTGTAGTTAGAATCAATTCCTGAACTATCTAAGTTATCTACCGCAGTTTCAGGGTAAATAAAGTCAGTATCAAATGACGCTCCGTTTGGTGCGAACATATTGTAGTCAGGAGTTGTACAAATGTAGATTGAATCCGCTCTATCAGTTTCAACCATATCAATTGCTTCCTCAACCAAGTTTGAGTTATTTACATAATCAACACCAGGGGTTGTCAATACGTTGATGTTTACCGCTTCAGGGTTTTCAAATGACTTCTGACCTAATAGATATGCGTAGTAGTCAGTGTTCGCCCAATCAACACTATTGTCACCAACAGTAATTTGTTTGAACGCTCCCCATCCTGTTGCAGTTGGGTAAGATGCTGAAGCCGCAGCTCCCGCCAAGTATCCTGAACCTCCTAAACGGAATCTATCAGTGTTTGTTCTTGACTCTCTGTAGATATCCCATCCGTCAAAACCACCTTTAGCAAGTAAAGTAAACTTACGTGCATTTAGTCTGTAGTATGGGTTAGTCTCTGATTGAGGGTCTGATTGGAATGTTGCATCACCAACCTCAAACGCTGATTGACCTGAAGTTGTGTAACCTGCAGGGATTGTAACAACAGTCGCTCCTGAGTCCATATGGAAACCTTTAGTAAGGTAAGCCCAATCTGAACTATCAGTTGCAGTTGCCAAGTTAGTTGGGTTTTGTTTACCTACATAATTGTAGAAATCGCTATCGATACCTACTGTGTTTGATAAACCTAAGTAAGTTTTTCTTACTTTGTCACCTGAACTTCTTGTTGAGTTATCCGCACCTGTGCTAGTTCCGAATGGTGGGTTGTAGATAACTTCACCAGGAATGTTGTATTTTGTTTTATAAACAGGGAAAGGACTTCTTGCTCCTGAGTATTCTCTGAATACGTAACCTTCAAAACCACAAGGTAATGCATCTACAGGTGCGTCCTCTTCCATTTCTATCATAATAAATGAAGACTTCAATTCGTATTCACCATTAGCAGTACCCACTTTTCTTGCAACGTATCCGTTTTCAGTTGGGTCCAAGGTACAATTTGAGAATTTCTCTAAGACTACAGGATTTGCATCCGTATCGAAGAAGTCTCTTACAATGATATCAAATGTGTTATTATTAAATGAAATGTTAACAATAGAAATCTTAATCAACTGGTTTGCCGCGTTACCGTCAGAGATTAAGATAAATTTAAATAGTTTTTCAACTGTATTACCTCTCAATTCTGAAACCACAAACGGAGTCGATGGAGTTTGATATTGTTCTAAATACCAACCAATTGATGTGTTAGTTGCATTGTCTTCTTTAGCTGAAGGTAAACCAACCAAATCACAATTCAAACCACGAATCTTACCAGTACGGTAACCGTAGTTCAACATGTTTTGGAATGTTTCTTCAATGAACAATGGAACTTCACTTCTTGATTTTGAGAAGTTAGTCATACCAAATACCTTAGTTAAGTAGTTAGTATCACTTAAGTTCATAGATGTTCTAAAGTAGAAGTTGTCACCTGCATCGGTAATACCTGAAATTGCAAATGGTGAGTAAGGATTTTTCTGAACATCAGCGAATGAACCTGAACAATCCATAGTTACTGCCGATAAACCAGCAATTGTACCACCACTATTAACAGTGTAAACAGGACCATCATCAGTTGAGTAAGTATCAATACCTCTTGAACGCAATGTTGCAACAACAACATCATTGTATGAAGTAAACGCGGTTGCAAGGTAAGAAATAACATCTCCCGAGATTGTTCCCGAGAAGTCACCGTTACCTAAATCGTTGAATACCGATACCACACCGTTGAATGAAATACCTGAGTAGTCATCACCACTTCCTGGTTCAAACGCTCCATAATACCAAGGGTCCATTGTTGAGTCATCATAGTCAGCAACCGAGTCATATAAACCATCAACACCTAAGTTGTTAGTTACCGCAGTGTAACCCGCAGAGTCAAACAGTTGGTAAGTCGCGTCTGTTAAAACACCCCATTGAGAAACCGAAGTTGCTGACAACGCATTATCTCCAATAATATTGTAGATGAATGATTGTAACTGAGCAGACATTGTAGTCTCACTTCCATTATATAATGTAATGTCATCATTTATGTAATCAGATACAGGTGTTGGAATTGTTGACGTAAAGGATACAGTGGATGTACCACCTGTGTTACCAATAAAATCAACAGTCCATTGTGCTGTAGATGAAACTTGTAGAGTTGAAGGGTCAAGGTTTGCTTGCGTTGTTATAGACCAAGACGGTCCCGCATCATATCCTGACAATCCTAAAACTCTTGTTACGAATAATTGATTCGATTGCTGCAAATATGCTTTGGCGATATACGCGGCCTCATATTTTGGAATTTGTGTGTTTACAAATTTTGCAGGGTTTGTACCACCGAAGAAGGTTCTGAACTCATCATAATTAGTGATGAAGATAGGTTCGAAAGCGGGACCTCTTAAAGTCTCACCAACAATACCCATTGTTGTTACACCGACACTCTGTGCCACAAAACTCAAATCTCTTTCAGATGTATAAACACCTGGAGAAACAAAAACTTTGTTAGAACTAGCCATTATTTTTTTCTTTTTCTAAAGATTTATTTTTAGATAAATATTTACAAAAATACTAAAAACATTATTACCAGCGGGATATTTATCATTTGGTAGGTATTTTTTCTGCCTTTTTTCTCACCAACTATGAAAAAGAAAATCAAGAATATTAAAATATCAGAGGAGTCTCATCAAGTATTAAAAGAATACTGTGACGAGAAAGGTCTTAAAATGTATAAGTTTTTGGAGACTATGATTTTTGAGAATTGCTCAAAACCTAAAGACATCTACGGAGAGTAGATTATTGAAGGGTGGCTTCCCACTTAATAATAGAATCATTTGAAGGAACATCTTTAACAATTTCAAACCTTATCAAATCATTGGTATTGATTTGAAGTTTCGTTACGTTGTCCCCAACATAGTCATCATTAATGTAAACTGAAAAGTCATCAACATTATTTGTAGATGTTAGATTAAGGTCCACCATATAACTAAACCTTTCGTGAACTGAAGTGTTTCCGTTTAAGAATTGGATGTCCAAATCAAATTCATTAGGGCGTGGTGGTTGAATGTTTGCTTTACGTGCTTTTGTTTTGTTACTCACCTCATATAAAGTGAGTGCACGAGAAACACCAGGTACCAACTCAAATTCTTCTTCATCCATTAAGAAACCTAACATCTGAAACTCGTAGTTTTGAATGTAGTATTTTCTTTTGTCCAAATCCAAAACAGATTCGTCTGAAATATTATTCAATATTATTGGAATATAGTGTCCTTTAATATTTGTATACGCTTGACGAGATGAAAATTTTTGTAACACATTTTTGTTAAACTCATTAAGACCTCTCATTCTATTCACAAATATTTTAACTTCATAAGTAATATCAACAGGAATCGGTTGAGGTATCTTATATATGTCTACACCTTTTCTTTGTCCGTCCCAAGTCGGAACTTTGGCGTAATAAAATTGTTTTCTATTTGGAATAGTATATTGTAGTGATGGGTTTGACCCATAAGGAACCTCAGGTCTACGAACTGTTGTGACAAAAGGAGGTTTAACATTTTTATCCAAATCTTGGAAGTTCCACGTCTCTGTAAACTGTGCCCAGTTCTGTGTTGTTATAATAATATCCACCGTAGGAATAACTTTACCATCTAAGATAGTTTGTAAGTCGTTCTTCACAAAATCCAACATCCCTCTGTCCAAATCTGCATGTAATATAGATTTTGGCAAATATGTACCGTCCTCCTGAATATACTCCAAAAGTTGTTCCCTTCTTTCATATCCCGTTTTGTTTGGGATGAGGTCAATCGTCTTTTTTATTTTTTTTGGTAGTGCCATTAGATTCCGTTGAATTCATCATTTGTAACCGGCGACGCAGTGATGCTGCGGTAGAATGGTTTATAACCACCATATGTGTGCCTGTTGTCAGAAGTGATTCTACCATCATCGACGACAGAATAATACCTGACTTTATCTTCTTTTTCATAATAACCAATGTAGTCCCCAAACTCGATATCAACACCCATTTGGTCCAAATAATCCTGATAAATACCTACTTTTAAGTTACCAGGTTCCACTTGGTCAATTCTTGAGTTCCCCATAAACTTATTCTCAGGGGCTTCGATTTGTAAATAACCCTTCAACTCAACAGGTGGGTGGTATTGAATACCTTCAGAAACCACTTCACCATAGACATCGTCCTTTTTGGTTCTTTGTTTATCAACACGATAAAGCACAAAGGAAAAGTTCATATCCCCGTGCAGCCATTCTTGGCCCATGGATATGTCCAAACCAAAGTCCTCGCCGGAGAAGAACTTATTTAATCGCGTTATTGGAACTTTTCTTTGACTCATCAATTGATAAATATCTATAAAATGATTATATTTAAAGGTATTTACCCTTATGGAAGAAAATAAAGTTATAGAAAGTATCCCTGAAATTAAGGCAACTCGTATATTGGAAAATTACGAGGGATACAACAATTACATACTATCCATCAAAAATAAGATGGAAACAAAAAAACACTTTAAGATGACTCGTGCTCAGGCCGATTACATCAATGACTTCCATCAGGTGGTTCCAAAAGTTGCGAGAAAGTGGGTAATGTTGGATGACTACTTCGGTCAAAAAATGATGGAAGAAAAACTTCTAACTAAAAAGCCAACTCAAATCTATGTTGAAAAAATCTTAGTTGAGAAAGATAAATCATTTCACATCTATGGTAAGTTATTTGAAAAACAAAAGTTATACGACTTTTGGTTACCTAAAGCTGCGGTTATTGTAAACAAAGAAAGAAAAGTTGAGATTGATTATTCTAAGTATTCTCACCGACCACCACTATCACATCAAAAAGAATCCATTGAAAAGTTGGTGGGTAATGACAAATACATTTTAGCCGATGATATGGGATTGGGAAAAACCACCTCAACAGTGATTGCATCATTGGAGAATGGTTCCAAAAAAGTCTTAATCATCTGTCCTGCATCATTAAAGATTAACTGGGAAAGGGAGATTAAAAATTATACCGATAAGACCACAAGTATTGTTGAAGGTAAAAAGTGGGAACCTGCCGAATACACAATCATCAACTATGATATTCTTAAAAACTTCCACGAACCCAAAAAACCAAAAGAATCGGATGTCTTAAATTATGGGTTTGATTTGGTGATTATCGATGAGGCACATTATATTCAGAACAAACAAGCTCAACGAACAAAGATTGTAAATGACCTCTGTAAAAAAGTTGGGAGGGTTTGGTTGTTGACGGGAACCCCAATGACTTCACGACCAATCAACTACTATAATCTTTTAGAGTTGGTAGACTCACCTGTCGCCTACAATTGGATGGCATATGCAATCCGTTATTGTGAAGGTTACCAATTCAATGTTGGAAACCGAAAAGTTTGGAACGTCAATGGAGCATCCAACCTAACGGAATTAAGAGACCGAACAAAAAGCCACGTCCTCAGAAGATTGAAAGAGGACATCTTGGACTTACCTGAAAAAATATTAACCCCCGTTTACCTTCGTCTGAAGTCAAAGCAATACGAAGCATTAATGGGCGAATATTTTGAATGGTTTGAACAATCTGAGGAGTCATCCTCATTAACCGTGCAATTCTCAAAACTGATGAAGGTCCGACAGGTCATCGCAGAAGAAAAGGTTAGAGACACCATTGAGATTACACAAAATATAATCGACCAAGGAAAAAAAGTTATTATTTTCACGAATTTCACTGATACATTAAATAAAATTAAAGACCACTTCGGAAAATCTGCCGTTGCTTTAGACGGAAAAATGAGCAAACCAGCAAGACAACGTTCTGTTGATGAGTTTCAAGAAAACGAAAAGGTTATGGTCTTTGTTGGTAACCTTAAAGCCGCAGGTGTGGGTATTACCCTTACCGCAGCAGAAGCAGTTATTATGAATGACTTATCATTCGTTCCTTCTGACCACTCACAAGCCGAAGACCGTGCATACCGTTACGGTCAAAAGTCAAATGTATCCGTTTTTTATCCAATATTTGAAAACACCATTGAAGGAGTTATCTACGATATTTTGTCACAAAAGAAGAATGTTTTTGAGACAGTTATGGGGGATAATGAAAATAAGGGGGATGTTTTAGAACAAATATTGAATACAATCTCAAGAAGATAGTAAAAATTTCCCGGTTTCCGATTATTTATATAAAAACGAATGTTATGGAGTTCAAAAAACAAAAGGCTCGCATTCAGGAGATTGAGAAAATATTGAAATCACAGCCAACTCAAAAACCTGATAATCAACAGGATACAATCCACGAGCAAAAACAAACTGAAATGAAAGAAATTAAGGTAGTAAAACTTCCTTATTCTTATTCTGCCCTTGAGCGTTTCATCGATGCTGAGACGATGAAAACTCATTATAATCAACACTACAAAGGTTACGTTAAAAAACTTAATAGTGCCTTAGATAGAATTAAGGATAAAGAAATGGACCTTGAAAAAATCATTAAAGGTATTTCAAGGTATAATAGAACAATACGAAACAACGCAGGAGGGGCTTACAACCATCAACTGTTTTGGAATATGTTATCACCAAAAAAACAAAGACCTACAGGTCCTGTTTATGATAAGATAGTAAAGAAATTTGGAAGTTATGACAACTTCAAAAAAGAATTTGCTAAAAAAGCAAGAGGTCAATTCGGTTCAGGATGGGCTTGGTTAGTATTAACCAAATCAGGAGACCTTAAGGTGATGACCACATCAAATCAAGACAATCCACTTATGGGGGTTATCAAAGATGGTGGACATCCACTCTTAGGTTTAGACCTATGGGAACACGCATATTACCTCAAATACAAAAGTAAAAGAGACGAATACATCAACAACTTCTTCTCAGTAATCAATTGGAGTTATGTTAATCGTTTGTTTGATGAAAAGAACAAAACAAAAATTAATGAGTCTCGAGTTGCAAAAGAAATTATTACTGAAGGAGCATCTGCCGGATGTTCTCCAAAACAGGTAAATGCCTACAGAATGATATTCAACCGAAACCCTCAGATTAAAAAGAAATTCATGTATGCAATCATGGATATTCTAAAAGAAGTTTATTCTGAGTTTTGGTATGATAAAAACGAATATGCTGAAGGACAAATGTCAGGTGTTTATGATTTTGAACAACCAGGTCGTTCGGTAATCAATAAGTTGAATACCAACTACTCAGCATTCTGTATTTTATCTAATGATATCAGCATGGCGTTGAAACATTATGGGCAACCATCTTTAAACTTTATCGGTCAATCTAATACCCAACAGTTAAAAGAATTGTCAAGAATGTTAAAATTCATGATTGAATACCGTTATAGAATATTCAACCCTGAGTCTGCAACTTTCAAAGAAATTATGGCGAGTTTAGATAAATCAAACCGTTTTGGTGATACCAGAGAAATCAAAGCAGTATCAGACATGAAAAAAATATTTAACACCAAAAAAGTTTTCAAAGTAGGAGAGCTCGGTGGTAAAGATGATATGTTAGGTGGTGTAGATGCAACTGTTGAAGAAAATGGACAAACAAAGACCATTCAAATCAAACCATTTAATAATTGGGAAGAGAAAGACGACCGAATTATTGTCTTTGGAACAGGTAATGTAAAACCTTATTCTACGGATTATATGGCTTTCCAAACTGACAAATACGGAACATTTGTATTCAATGTAGATGGAATGGAAATTATAGACGGAAGATTTACCTTCCCAAAGGAAGGGTGGGTTAATCCACAATAAAGTGTTTTATTGCGATATTTATAATAAAAAAAGAAGATGTCGATAATTAGAGAACCACAAAGAAGTAAGTTATATACGAGAATTCGTCACCTATTGGGTGCACCGTTAAGAGGTGTTGAGATAGAAGATGAGATGATGGATTCTTTGTTGGAATTATCAGTTGAAGATTACTCACAATATGTAAACGATTGGTTAATTGAGTCTCAATGGACATCTTTATACGGTATGAACCAAGATACTCAATCTGTTGCGAGAGCACTTATTACTCGTTCTTTGGATTGGGAAACTCAATACACTTACGCATATTCTAAAATTGTTGGTCTTCAGGCGGGTGGTGATTCAGTTTTGAAAAAAGACTATATCGACCTTAAACCTAACCAACAGATTTATGAAATTCCTGCAGGTCGTGAACTTAACGAATTGTTATGGTTTACACGTGCAGAGTTAGATGCCGCTTTCTTTGACCCATTTATGGGTGGTTTCGGAGGTTTTGGAGGTATTGGTCTTGGTGGTGGTGCCGGATTCTCTCAAATGGGTGGACAAGGGAACTACTTTGTGACACCAGCATTTGACATCCTTTTAAGAATGCAAGACATCAACATCAAAAGAAGAATTATTGGTGGTGAACTTACATATAGAGTAACTGCATTACCTGAGGGTAAGAAAGCTATTCACCTTTACAACGTACCAGGTGGTAAATTTGATTTCGGTAACATAACAAACAACCAATACCGTGTTTGGTATTGGTATTATGAAACTGATGACCGTGAATCTTGTTTGGCTGAAAATCCTGATATTGTTCGTCTACCTTCTGACGTAAACTTAGAAAACCTAAGATGGGACGAATTAAACTCACCTGCACAGACTTGGGTTCGTAGATGGTTCACTGCTTACGTTAAAGAGTCTTTAGGTAGAGTTAGAGGTAAATTTAGTGGTAACTTAAAAACACCAGACTCTGAACTACAATTAGAATATGATTCATTGTTAAGTGAAGCGAAGGATGAAAAATCTAAACTCGAAGAAGAATTGAAATTGAGGTTAGAGAGACTACGTCCTGATAAAATGATGGAAGTTAAAGCTAGCCAAGCCGAAAGTTTGAATAAATCTTTACAATATAGAGCACTTCCACGACAAATCTACATCATATAAGATGGGAGTATTAAAGACTTATCCTGTAACTAAGTTTATTGCGGGAGAAAAAGTTACAACCTCTGACGTTTCAATCGTAACTAGTTCAATTTACACAACAACAGGTGAATCTGCCGTAATCGTTAAAGGTGAGGGTGATAAAACAGTTATTCTTAATCATGAAACAACTGACCATATTACCGTCAAATCACTGAGTGATAATGTTTTAATTAAAACTACTACAGGGTCTATTGACGGTGAATATGAAGAAATCGAAATACACAAAGGAGCCTGTGTAGAACTCCGTTGTGTATTCGACGAGTGGTATATTATGTCATCTGATGGGTTAAAGAATTCATAATCTTCTGATTCTTCCCCACATATTCTTCTTCAACTAAGTCTATCGTTCCATCTACATACATGTAATATGGGTCAATACCTGTATTTTTCCAGAAGGTAACTTCAGTATCTGAAAGTGTTAATACTTCTTCCAAATCATCTTGGTCACCATCTCTACGAGGATATCCACGAACAAGTTGTGCTTGTTGTTTAGTGAAGAATGGTCGGTCCTTAGGGTCCTCAATCAAAATCTCACCACGAATTTCAGGGTCAAAAACAACCAACAATGGTTCGATTCTTTTATTAAATGCCGCCAAGTAACGAGGAACGTTGTATTCCCCCAATTTATCAGGGTCATTAGTTATGTCCTTTTCATCTACTAAGTAACAATTCAAAACAATCTCAACACTGTCAGACGGCATCGCTTTACCAAAGTCCATCTTATATTGTCTCTTCTCAGCGGCATTTGCAGACCACGTATTTTTCTTTTGAACATCACCGTGAGATTTTTTCTCACCATTATTCACATAATAAATGGTGTCACCCAACCCAACTGGAATGTTGTGTTTCATCGCCAACTCCATATGTGCTTGACGAGACATCAACGAACCTGCTTTTGTTTTCTTAGTGATATGGACCTTATAATCTGCAATTGATTGTTTAACACGTGCTTTGTTGGCAATCTTAGAAATTGGAATTTGTTGGTTATATATAACTTCAACATATTCGTAGTAGTATTCTAAAAACTCATGACCCTTACCGTCCAACAACATACGAAGACCTTTATCCAAAAACTCAGCAACATAGGTTGGTAGTTTCTTTGACTTAATGGTGTTACCTGTAAGTTTCACCTTTCCTGTTTCAGTGAGAAGGGCGTAGTTTTTACGAGCCACATTAATGGTTGACGGCCATACACCATCCGTATCAAGACCCATCTCACCTCTCATGAAGATGTCGTTGTATTCAGCAACATCCGCTTCAGTTCCGTGATATTCTTTACCCTCAACAACCAAATCATTTAACCCTTTACCGATGTAGGTGTGTTTTTCACGACCCGGAGGGGCGGAGAAGTTCACACCATCCGTATCCATTACGAGTGGTTTGTATCCTCGTTTCATAAACCACATAATCATCTGACGTAGGTATTGACGACCAGTACAGGTAATCTGTTCTCCCATATCCATATCTCCCCACGGGAATACGTGTGGTGCTGACAACGAACCAAAGAAGGCATTAATGAAAATCTTAATCGGTAACTGCTTACGGTTGTATTGAGATGATAGTTTTTTGTCTGTAGATGAGTAATCTGCAGCTAACTTCTTGTATTTAATACGAGTATCTCGGAAATACTTCAACATACTCTTCATCGCACCGGTAACATCACACTTAGGGAACACGTCGTGAACCAACTGAATAGAAGGGTATAGAGACGAGTAGTCAAGCTTTAATACGTCAGTGGAGTATCCCACAGCAAGAAGTCGAGAAAGTCCACCAGTGAACGGTCTTTTGTCTCCTTTTTCGGGGATTGCTAACCCATGTTTGTAGGACCACGAAGCCATAATCATTTTCCATAGAGTTGCAGTTCCCATCGTTGATAGTCTTTCATATGTAGTAGGTACCAGCTTAGCAAGAAGGAAGTTGGCTTGGTTGAATTCTTCATCAACGACCATAGTTTCCCAAATATCATCATAAAGATATCTTTCAATGATGTATTTACCATCCACCTTCTCAAATGCGTTAGGAAAACGCTCCATAAGGTTTTCAGTTCCTTTCGCACCAACTTCTTTGTAACCACCTGATTTGGGATTGAAGTAATAGTCTTTATTGTCAAAGTAGATTTTACCAATCTTATCCCCTTCAACATAGACACGGTTTTCCTTTTCTGCCCCGATAAATTGGGTGATGTATTTAAGACCCCAACTCTTAATGTCTGAGTTGATGGCTTGTGCTCTACGAACCGCATGTGCAATATCAATAACATTATATCCCCACATCATAAGTTGAGTGTAGGGTTCCATCTCGTTGGCGAGTTTCAACATCCCTTCTTTTTCACGAACGGGTCGTTCAGGATTAAGGGTTTTAACAATCTTTTTAGGGTTTAGACCCAAAATCTCAGCTCTACGAAGAATAAATGGAAAATCGAAGAAGGCTGAGTTATACCCACCGATGAGTGTTGGTTTGAGGTATGCAATCGTATCGAAGAAGTCTATGATGACCTTTCTTTCTTCATCATCAGTTTCACAGGCAATAACCTTTTCAAACCCTTTATTGTCTTTCATTCCGATAAGGAATATTCTACTGTCCTCAGGTGATAGACCTGTGGTCTCGATATCGAATACAAATCGGTGAACCTCATCGTATTCATCAAAACCTTTGAAGAGTCGTTTTCCCTTTTGACAGAGGTATTGTTCCGTTGGTGGTAAAATCATAATCTGACCTCGAGCTTTCTCACCCCACGGGTCCAAACCACCACCTTTAAAGAAGTTTACCAAATCACCATATGACTTGGTGGTCTTTACCATATACTTAAGACCTCTTTCCATTCTCTCATCTCCGTGAGTATCTAACTTTTCAATAAGGATACCATGCTTAGACATGGCCTGTTTTTGTGATGCTTTTGAACCGTTGTAAAAACTAAGACCATGAAGGTCTCCAACCCACGCAAATGGAATAAAGGTGTCTGTTTTAATTACTTTACCCTGTTCAGGGTGTTGAAGAATTTTGAATATTTTTCCCGAGGCGTAATCATATTCCAACGCCACAATATACTTTTCGGGGTCTTCCCCATGAAGGAAGTCTTCGATTTCTTTTTGTGATACCATAATACTTTTTTTCCGTCTGAGTTATTATACTCACATCGTAATGATGTGATTTCTCTTTGACATTTATACTACGGTAATAATAAGGAAGGGGAAGGGTTATGTCAAACGATGTTGATATAAAGATTTTCTCGAATTGGGGCAATTAGTTCACCCATTGAATTAATCACTGAGAACTCACCAATGAAACGACCTTTTTTCTTTGTATCTCTTGAGGTCCACTTATAAACAATATAATACATTGTTGGTGCATCGGGGTTTTCTTGTAACTTTTCTGTGATGTAGGCATCTTTCATGATAATCTTAGGAATACCTGTAGATTCTTCTTTCATTGAAAAACGAATGGTTGCGTTGTCTAAATCCGCATCAAATACTTTCCATGCGTCGGTTCTACCGTCACGGACAACTTCCATCTTAAGAAGAGGTAATTCACTATTTTGTCTGATAAAAAATTCCATACTTATAAATATCCATATAAAAGAAAACCCCTCCGAAGAGGGGTTTTATATTTATTATGTTTTATTTCATCAAATTGGGTTAGGTACGAATGAGTAACTAATTGTAATGTTATTATTACCCAACGTGAACGTTTCAGAATCACTTGTTACATCGTTACTAACTGAGACGATACTAGGAACACTTTGACCTGATACCGACCCTACACCTGCGGATGAGCCATATATTTGACATCCCGCACCACCCACAAAGGTTGAACCTACTTGGTATGTGATTGTGTCACCTGGATACGCTTGTATTGATTGTGTCGAATCATTACCAGTACCCAATGCCGTAAACGATGATTCAAGTGTACCGTTTACATAAACAGATGCTGAACCTCTACCACACGTATCACTGTCGTATACAATGTTAATTGTTTTCGGTGATGACGATGTTGACGGTGTTACCGTTGGTGTCTTAGTTGGTGTTCTTGTAGGTGTTCTCGTTGGTGTTGGTGACGCAGTCAATGAAATTGTTGGAGTAACTGTTGGTGTTCTCGTTGGTGTTGGTGACGGAGTTGGTGTTGGTAATGCACAGAATGAACATGTCGTACCAAATACGTCGATTAAGTATGTTGCCGGTTCAGGAGACTCGTCAAGACCAATAATTTGCCAACAAGGAGGTGTATCACCACCTTTAGATGATAATGATACGTAGTCACCAATTGACGGTACCGATGGTAAACCAGGTGACAAGCTAGCAGTTGATTGTGTTCCACCAGGTTGACAGTTACCATCAAAGTAAGTTATCTCCTGAATTTGGAATTTATATTCAACACATGGATATGTTTGTTCACAATCAGAACACCTACCAAATAATGGGTCATTAGCCGACCATGGTTGTCCTCCATCGGCTAACCAATCACCGTCTTTATTTCCTAAGTCACGGAACTCACTACCTGAATATGTTGGACCGATAAATCCAACACAACCGTCAATGTAACCTGTTTGGTTTTCTAAGTATAACGATGGATTACCTTCCTCAATTGCATTCATAATGGAGTTGTATTCAGGTCCGTTCAATCCGATTTGGTAAACGTAACTGTCACAACATGCGGAGAAGAACATTGGGTAGTATACCGTTGAAGGTGTCACCGAAGGAGTAACCGATGGGGTAATACTCACTGACGGAGTTAATGATGGTTCTGGTGTTGGTGATGGTGCAGGTGTGTTAGACGGAGTTACCGTTTGTGTCGGTGCCGGCGTTCTTGTAGGTTGTGCCGTTGGTGTTGCGGTGTTAGTTGGCGTATTTGTCGGAGTTACCTCTGCCGTTTGTGTAGGTGTAGGTAATGGTGTTTCTGTTGGTGTAGATGTATTTGAAGGAGTAACTGTTGGAGTTACCGCAGCAGTACTAGAAGGTGTTACCGATTGTGTTGGAGTGTTTGTTGGTGTAACCTCTGCCGTTGGTGTTGGTGTAGACTCAGGAGTCTGAGTTGG